GAAGTGAACCACCACCTATCATTCCAACGATAGAACCTCCTGTAACTCGTAGAACAGGTAGAACTGTAATACCTGAAGTTGATATGCCTATCATCAATATGCCTGATACAACGATTAAGTATCCTGTGATTGATGTTCCGACTCAAGAGGAATTTGATGCTGCGGTAAAAGCAGAACAAAAAAAGCAAGAAGAAGAGAAAGAAGAAAAAAATAGAGGACTGCCAGATAGTAAACCTATACTACCACAAGTACAAGTTCCTCAAGAGTCATCACAAGACAAGATAATCAAAGAAACCAACCAATCAACAAATTTGGGGGTGCCTGTCATTGAAGTACCAATCGTCGGAGAGGTTCCAGTTCCTCCAAAAGAACAGGTTATACTTGCTGGCACCACTGCTACTGCTTCTGTTGCTGCGGCTCTTGTTGGCAAATCTTTGGTGGAATGGATGGTAAAGAAAATGAAACCAATAGTTGAACAGATATTTGTAAGAGGTAAGAAACTCTTGAGCAAAGACCTTACCCCTTATGAGACACAGATATTATTTGCCTTTGAAAAATCTGCTTCACTCAAGAAAGTCAATAAGTTACTGAAGAAAGAACAGAAAAATCAAAAGAAAGAACAATACAAGAAGTTTCACTCAAAGTGATTACTTCTTACGCTTTGCATCCAGTTCGGCAAAGTTCTTAACCTTTGTGCCCCCTGCGTATTCCCAGGCGTACCCCTCAGCAATCATCTGGTTATTCAGTGAAGTCTCTTCACCATTGATAAACAGATGTCCGATGATACGACCATACTTTTCCGTAGAGTCTGGAAGTTCGGTCTTAATTAGAATGTCTTTTGCGTTCTCACAACGATGCTTTAACCATTCTTTTGATTGGAGTCCATATTTCTTTTCGTTTGCATCAGTGGTACGACTTTCGGGGGTATCAATACCAGCAAGGCGAATCCGTTTAGTAAGAGATATATCGAACCCCAAATCAATATCAGCGTCAATAGTGTCCCCATCGACTACTTTATGGATTTCTCTGATACGATATATGTATGGATCTTGATTTGACATCAGAAAGGAAACTTAATACTCCCAGTATTTAGTTTAGGGATAGGTAGTTTCTCAAATGCCTTATTGACTTGCTTTTCCACAACAGCACCAACAAACTCCTCTGGATTGTCCAGAATCTTCTGTGCTTTCTGGTAAGTCACATAAGCACCATAACAAAGTGCTCCACTAATCGCCAGACTCGTCGCTGACAGAATGATCGCTAGGTTCTTCATCTTTCATCTCCTCAAATGCTAGTTTCATTATTGAGTAAATTATATATACCGTAAAAGCAAGTCCGCAAGAAAGAATAATAAAAACTCCCCAAGGAAAATCGTGTGGCATCAGAACTTACCTTCTACACAATACTCTGATTTCTTGTTTGGTGTATAAGGTTTTAGACCTTCTCTTGGGGTCATCCACCCACAACCAATCAACCATTCCATTGTCATTGGTGTTGGACGAATCTGTTCCCATAATGGACCTTTAGCACACATCTCAAGGTGTTTGGTAGTTTGTCCAGACTGTTCTTCTGCCCAGTTAGCATCTGCTTCCCAAGGCACGGCACGACTCATTCCCATAGACTCATAAGCAAGTCTAGTTGATTTCATTACCCAAGATGGAATTTCTGAATCCTGATGAACCTGTGCCATAAAAGAAGTTTCTATTCCACCACCCATACAGTCCTGAACAACATGCCATCCTTCGTGTCTCATCGTTCCTAGAAATTCTCTTGGATCTTTTAAGAGTTCTTCATTCACAAAGAAACGATTGTACTTTGGTTTATAAAGTCCGACTGTTCTTGGAGTGAAGTATCTTGGTGCTGCCAAATATACAGGGACTTTAACTTTGTTAAGAGCAGTTAAAATACTTTTGATTTCTTCTCGGAATGGATCAAAAGACTTATCTAGAAGCACAGCAGAATCTGGTGTAAGTTGTTCGACTCCTTCTGTACATTCTCGAAGTATCATACAACCCATCGCTGCAAGGCTGTATGCTGGAACTGTTGGTTGCTTCTTTTCTAACGAACTAGCAAATGTGGGAAATGCCAGAGTTAATGATAAACCAAATGCCGCAAAGAGTTTCTTCATTCTCTTCCCTCTTGTTTATGTATCCAGACCTTCAAATCTTTTACATACTTTCTTAATATTTCTGCTTGTGATAAGTGCCAATCATCTTGAGTATCTAGATACAATCGAATGTGAGTATCGACTGCATCTAGACATTTTTTAATTACAGGATTCCAAGGCTCCCGAATAGGAGTATTCCATTCTCTTGGCATAAAACCTCATTATTTTTTCTTACCACCGTTTTTTGCTTTCTTTGCTGTAGCATTACCCTGGTTCTGCTTAGAGTTTTTACCTCCAGCAGAACCTTTCTTACCTTTATTTGCTGACTTAGACATTATGCTCCCGAAGTACGTGGTTGAACTTGTCCCTCTTCCAATGCCTCAACTCTTTCTTCGAGAGATTGTGCTGGTGCTTCAGGAGAGGGTGGTTCTGGTGGTGCTACTACAAACTCTTCTCTTTTAGGTTCTTCTTTTTTTTCGTCATCATCGTCTCCACCCTTCTTCATCGTGTTAATACCAAATGTTGCAGCAGAGGCAGTGAAGACAGTCGCAATAAATGTAGGGTCCATTTTAGCAAACATACCAGCATAACTTGCAGTAAGTAGTGCAGCACTCCAACTCAAAATCACAATACGAATAAGTTGTCCCATAGCATTTTCCTTTTTCTTGTCCATTTTTAGTTAGTGTGATAGGTTAACTTTTTTTCCAAGCCTCACCTTCTGCCTTTCTTCTACGAGCAAGTCCTGCTTCTACATTTGAACCAGGATTGCGATAGAGGTAAAGAGCATCAGGAACTAGATCCCACTCTTTATTCTTCAGGCGTTTAGTAATAGTATTAAAGTTATCGCCACCGTAAAAACCGGCACCAAGATTATAAGCAAAGCTGAGCAAAGCTCCTCTTTTTCCATCTGACATTTCACTCCAATGTGGGATTTTGCGTAGTGCTGGAAGAAACTCTTTCTTGCATTGTTCAATTAAAAGATCATCTGCTTCCTGTTGAGTCAGTGTATCGCCAAGTTTGAATGCTGAACCATCCTTCTTACGAGTGGAACCCCAACCAATAGTGATTGGAAGTCCACCTGTGAGAGGATCAGGATATGCCTTTAGATGGCATCCTTCAAACTCCTTGATCAACTTGATGCCCATCATTGGAACATCATCGCCACCAGTTACAGGAGCTGCAGCAGCGGCAGGGGCTGATGCAGCACTAGTCTTTTTTCCGCGATAAATATCTGCCCACTCTACATTATCACCAAGATATTCAACGGGGAGATTGTCTTCTAACCACTGAACTGCTTTCACATGGTTAGGATTTCTTTCATCATAGAACTGAAAGAAGTTGTGTAAATCTACTCTTGCCATGATTGTTCTCCTTTAGTAATCAGTCAAAAATACGACCCCAACCATCGTTGCCACCTGGGCACCAGCGATGCTTGAGAACTGCTTTGGTATAAATGGTCTTCTTACCATTTGTTACTGGACCAGTATAGTTATCGTTGAGTGAACCATATGGGTCATTAACATAGTATCCTTTGCCATCTGGTGTCTTACCGATGACTACACACATGTGACCACCAGTAGGAGCAGATAAAGAACCCCTATGGAGGATACCAATAACAACAGGTTTCCCAGCATCAAGGCTACGGTCAATGTCAGCAAAAGAAAGATTATAGCTAAAGTGAGACTTAATGCCATAACCTGCGAGAACCTTTGTCTGAACCGCATGGTCTGTGGTATCACCAATCGCAAATACTTTCTTAACATATTCATCATCACCTTTGATGCTTCCTGGCTTGAGGAAAGCAAGGCACATAGCGCACGATGAAGAGTTACAAGTTCTATGTGCATCTCTGTAGTTATCTACTTGATTAAAGTATGGGACTGCAAGAACTTCAGGAGTTGGTGGTTTTGTTCTGAAAATACCAATCCAGTCAGTCTCTGCGTCGTCTAGGAATTTTTCTGGAAGTTTATCTTCCAACCACTGAACAGCAGCTACGTGATTTGCGTTCTTCTCATCATAAAACTTAAAAAAGTTATGAAGATCTAGAGTCATTGGATATTACTTAGACACTGCAGGTATTTATAAAAAAAGCGCCTCTTAGGCGCTTTGTTCATATCAGGCAGTAGCACCCACTTTTACATTTGCTGACACATAATCTAGTACATTTTCTGGAGTAGTCTGCTCATAAGGGTCGGTGTCGGCATTGTCCCGTTGCCCCACTTCCACGAATAGTTTCTGGATGATTCCATTATCCACGACCGCAGCATAACGCCAAGAGCGATCACCGAAACCAAGGTTGGACTTGCTGACAAGCATTCCCATAGAACGTGTGAAATATGCATTGCCGTCTGGAATGAGTTTGACTTTCTCAATGGTCTGGTCTTTTGCCCAGGCATTCATTACAAAGCCATCATTAACGGAGATGCAGTAAATATCGTCGATGCCGAGACCCAAAAAGTCGTCATATTTCTCTTCGAATCCAGGTAACTGATAGGCACTGCAAGTAGGAGTGAAAGCACCAGGCAGACTAAAAATGACCACACGCTTCCCATCGAAAAGTTCTGCAGTTGTTTTATTTACAAACTCCCCAGATTCACGAAAGATAAATTGTACTTGAGGTACTTGATAACCTTCTTTACGCATAGAAACCTCCATCAGAACACTCCGGGAAGAATCTGCCCGGTAGTGAGATAAGTTCCTACGGCAATAACAAATCCCAGCATCGCCAGTCTTCCATTCAGTCTTTCGTTTTCTTCAGTCCATCCGAATTTCATTTTTTTTCTCCTCGTTTAGTAGTGTTTTGAATAACGATAAATTTGTCTTTTGGTAAAGTACCTGCTATACAGACTTTAAGTTCGTCATTATTATCCCAGGCACCAGATTCAACCAGTTCTTGAAGGGCAACAGAGAGTTGCCCAAGCATATTAGCACTCATCAATAAGTTTCGGCAAGTTTCTCTACAGCATAACCCAAAGTCACAAAAAATGCAACTGAGGTGATGGTGAAAATTACTTCAGTCATCAGAAGAGTCCGAAGAAGAGTTTTCCTGTTGCTGCATAAGAGATAAAACCAGCCACGATCCCAAGCATAGCCCAGCGACCATTAGCAGATTCAGCGCGTTCAGCATAAGTCTTCATCCCGTACTTGAGTGCATCTTCATCAGAAATATAAACAGGGGGCTCAATTGCCCACATGTTCTGTTGTCCACGATCATTAGTTGTTACAGTCATCTTCGTTTTATTACGAATTGTTACACAATTATATAGGAAAAATAAAGGGGTGTCAAGCACCCCTCAGTAGTATA